CGGTGTCGGTTGGCATTGTCGATGAAGTCCACTTGGTCGAGGCTAAAGTTTGGGATGCTTTATCATCTGGAACTGGCGCTCGAAAAAATACGCTTTTGATTGGCATCACAACAGCAGGCGACGAAAACAGCGAATTGCTAAATCGTCTTTACAAGAATTGTGATAAAGCCATTGCTGGGGAACTGGACAGATTTGGCGCGTGGATTTGGGAGGCTTCCGAATCGGTTGTGCCGGAGGATGACGACGAACTTATTGCGCTACTAATGGAAGCAAGCCCTGCCTTACAGGCTGGCCGTATAGATCCGAAACTGTTGTTGTCGGATGTGCGCGCGCTGCCCAAAGACGACATTATCCGTTACCGTCTGAACAGGTTTATTCAGTCCGGCACTAAGACATTCATTCCGCCGGAATTGTGGCAGAAGTGTGAACGACCGTTTGGCGCGCAGCTGCCACAGGGTGAGTTTGTGTTTGCGGTTGACCGGACACCCGACTGGGAACATGCAAGCATTGCGGTATCGGTCAAGGTTGATGATGTGATCTACACGGAACTTGTGGCCAGCATAAATAAGCCGTCACTTGAACAACTGATTTTCATTTGCGGTCAACTTATGTCACATTCACCGCGCGCGATTATCGTTGACGGTTACACGCTGCGCGATCTATACAAAGAACTGAAACTCCGTGGCTACCCGGCAGAAACTGCGACGCTGGCTGACGTTGTCAACGCATCGTCGTTGTTCTATGCGCGGTTGGCGCGTAAGACGCTTCAGCATGGTGGCGACCCTTTGTTGTCGATTCAGATTCCGCGCACGGTGCGCAAAATGGTCGGCGAAGGCTTTCGGGTATCGCGGCGCGACTCGGCCGTCGAAATTGATGCAGTCATGGCAACTTTGTTGTCAACGTTCGGCGCGGATACTTTGCGAGAACAACCGCTTCAGGTATTCTGATTCTCTTATGGAAAATGAAAACGTAAACGGCTACGCAGTACCACAGGACCCGATGGATCTCTTGCAATGCGATTCATGCCAATAGGGGATGAATAGGTTATTCGACGCGGTAAAACCCGAAAGGGAATTGCGGCGGACTTCGGTTCGATTCCGAACATCTCCACGACACGCCTGAATTACTTATTGCACTAGTGCAGAAAAGGTACCATACTGGTATCAATGGGATTCTTAGATTTTCTAAATCCAACGCGCGGCTTTGATATCGCGCAGTCTTTTGCGCCCGGATTCGAGGAACGCAGTTCAGGGATTATCCCACCGCCGCGTTCGGCGACTTCGGGGGTCACAACCAACGACGCTCTCTCGTTGGCTTCCGTCTACCGCTCCGTGTCTATCATCGCTACCGCGATGAAGCAGTTGGGCATTCACGTCTACCGTGACGACGCCGAAGTGACCCCCACCCCTTTGGTTATCCGCCAACCGGACATCAAGGTCACACGCGAAGTGTGGATGGAACAAACCATCAACTCGCTGGCGCTCGCAGGTAACGCTTACTGGCTTATTGGTCGCAACGGTCGCGGCGAAACTATCAACCTCGAAGTTCTGAACCCATTCGAGATGATGATCCAGACTGATGACTACGGTACGGCGCTTTACTACGTTTACCGTGGCATTACGCGTTACGAACTCCGTGACATTCAGCAGTTGGCGATGATGCGTGTACCGGGCAATGTCTACGGCCTTGGGCCCATTCAGGCCGCGCAGAAAGAACTGCTGAACGCGCGCGACACACGCGATTACGCTTCGGTGTGGTTTACCGATTCGGGTATCCCGAACGGTGTGTTGAAGTCTGACCAGATGCTTTCACCCGATCAGGCCGCAGCTGCGAAGGATGCATGGAACCTGACCGCTGGTGCTAAGAACGGTGTGGCCGTTCTCGGTAACGGTTTGACGTATCAGCCAATGTACCTGAACCCACGCGACGCGATGTTCCTTGAGGCGCAGGCATTCAACGTGCAACAGATTGCCCGGTTGTTTGGTGTTCCGGCAAACATGCTTCTCGCGTCGGTTGACGGAAATTCCATGACGTATTCGAATATGGAACAAGAACAAATGGGATTTGTTCGCTACACGCTTTCGCAATACATCGTCGAAATCGAATCGGCACTAAGCCACCTGATGACACGCGGAACAATGGTCAAAATCAATGTTGACTCGCTACTCCGTTCCGACACTCTTACACGTTACCAAGCGCACCAGATTGCCATTGCCTCCGGGTGGATGACAATCGACGAGGTTCGCGCCATCGAGGACATGCCGACTCTTGGAGGAGATTTTAGTGCAGTCAATTGAAACCCGTGAAATGGAATTTCGCGTCACCGACAAAGACAAGCGTGAGGTTGCTGGCATCGCCGTACCTTACGACACGTTGGAGAACGGTGAAATGTTTGCGCGCGACTCGGTCACTCTGGACCCTGAAGCGAAACTGATGTGGCAGCACGATCAGAAGGAACCAATCGGCAAAATCACCGAAGGCCGTCACACGCCAGAGGGTTTTGAGATTCGCGCAACCATTAGCGAAACGTCACGCGGACTCGATGCCATCACCCTTTTGGAGGATGGTGTCATCAATAAGTTCTCGGTTGGTTTCGTTATGCGCGATTCCAAGGTCAACGACGACCGCACTCGAATTGTCACCGACGCATTCGTGCGTGAGGTGTCGCTAGTTTCGTTCCCGTGGTATTCAGACGCATCCGTGACTGAAGTTCGCGAGAATGACACCGACCCGGAAGTTCCGGACTCGGCAAATCCCAAGGAGGATACTGTGGAGGAAATCATCCCCACCGATTCCGACCTCGCCGAGGTTCGCGAATCAATCCAGATGCTTGAGCGAGAAATTGCTGGCATCACCAAGGTCGAGGCAGCCGCCCCGACTTACCGCACCGCTGGTCAGTTCTTGAAGGCCATCGTTGACGGTGACGACAACGCAGTCAAGATTTTTGACCGCGTTTATTCGGGTGCGACTACCGCAGATTCGGTTGTTACCCCCATCGACTTCGACCTGATTCGCCTCGTTGAGGGTGCAAACCCTCTCGGTGCAGTTTTCGGTCGTGGTGTTACTCCAGCAACCGGAATGGCAATCACGTTCGCACAGGTTGACGCAATCACCGACGGAACTGCCGAGCAGGACCCCGAAGGCGAGGACTTGGGCTACTACCAGCTGAACCTCGAAACCAAGTCGGTTGACATCAAAACCATTGGATCGCGATCCGAACTGACTCGTCAGGCCATCGAACGTTCCACCGTTCCTTACCTCGACTCGGTTCTCCGTGGACAGGCAATCGCCCTCGGAAACAAGTTGGCTGCAGAACTGCGCAACAAGTACACCGCGACGGTCTCCAACCAGGCTGGCGCAGGTCGCATTGTTACTCGTTCGGCTGAAACCTACGACGGATGGGCCGGCGCACTTGCCGACGCAGCCGCAACGTACTTCCAGCCACAGGGTGCATCCATCGACGCTCTCGTCGTTGGGAAGGCCACGTTCAAGAACCTCTTGGCTCTTGACGGAACCCCGGTCATCTCGTTCTCGCAAGAAAACGCTGGTGCATTCGGTTCGGCTAACCCCGGCGGTCTCCGCGGAACCATCGCAGGCATCCCCATCATCGTTGACGCGCAGCTCGCCGCCAACGGAACCGAGGATGCATTTGTTTCGTCGCTGGCTCTCCGTCAGTTCACTTCAGCCGCAATGCGCATGTCGCAGGACAACGCCGCCAACCTCAGCACGACGTTCGCTTTGGCGACCTACACGGCTGTAGCGGATGAGTACCCCACGCTGATCATCCCCACGGTCGCTGACTAATAACCATGACCGCCGCACAGTTGCAGTCTTACGTCGGGGCGCCTGACTCCGACGAGACGTTTGTCGAAGCATGTTGGGATGAGGCAGTTGTTCTCGTCACCAAGTTTGTGGGTACTGCAACTGTGCCGGCCACGGTTTTACTCCGGGCAAAGATTGAATGTGGATCGGAACTATTCCACCGCCGTTCCGCCCCGAATGGTATCGCACAGTTTGCGACACTTGACGGCGGTTCGGCGGTGCGAGTAGCGCGTGACCCGATGATTGCGGCCTACCCGATTCTGACCCCTTGGGTTGGTCAAGGTATCGCATGATTGGTGCAGCGCGGACCGCGTTAGCCAGCATTCTCACAGATGCTGGTTTGCGTGTGTTTGCGTTCACCCCAGAACGTGCCACACCACCAATGGGCATTCTTGTCCCATCAGGTGACTGGGTTGTTTCTGGCGACACGTTCGGTTCATTCCGAGTCGGCTTCGATGTCACACTCATTGTCGCTAACGCGGCCAACGAAACCATGATCACCGCACTTGACGACCTGACTGATTCAACACTTGAAGCAATCAGCGACGCAACCGGGTTCTATGCTTCGTCGGTTGGCGCACCGTCAATGATTGACATCAGCGGTGCCGATTACTTGTCCACCACAATCACCGTTTACCAAAACACTCAACTCTAAGGAGAACACGATGGCAACATCGACTCGTATCAAAGCAAACGCTCTCTTGCTTTCCATTGACGGCACGGACTACTGGGCGGATTTTTCGTCGGTTGTCATGCAGTCGGAGGATGCTTCAGCAGACGTAACCACGTTCTACGACGCATCGCTCGGTGGCCGTCGCGACTTCTACTTCACCGTGTCCGGTGTTCAGTCCGTTGAAGCAGCGTCGTTCTGGCGCGCCATGTGGGCTGACGCAGGTTCCGAGGTTGCGTTCGTCTACGCACCCAAGGGCAACGCGACCGCCGGGGCAGACGCGCCGCACTTCACCGGAACCGTTCGTATCCCGGCAAAGGGTGCGTTCCAACTCGGTGGCGAAGCGTCGGCAGACGGCACGTTCGCATTCGACGGTGTCCGCATGGACATTGTTGGCGACGTAACGCTCGACACCACACCGTAAGGCCTGAATTGTGGGTACGGTCATTGCTGGCTCTCGTGAGGGGATTTATCTCCTTGAGGACACCAAAGGCCGTACCTACATCAAAGGACTGAACGAAACCCGACTCAAGTTTCTGGAGATGGGTGGAGATCGGAACCTGTTTGAAAAATGGGTCAAGCAGTCCGCAATCATGGCCGCCAAAGAGGCTAGCCGAAACGCCCCGGTCATCACAGGCAGTTTGGCATTATCGGTTCGCGGTTACGCATCAAAGAAAGCGTTCATCAAGAACAAAGTAACTGGCGGTGTCGATTCTCGAATGGTCTTTGGCGGTCTGGTTGTTGCAGGATCTGCAAGAGTCAGAAACGTCATTAGAGATGGCGTATCAGAACAAGTAACGACTGGTGTGCAGTACGGTCGGGCCGTCTCGATGGGAACCTACCGGGTCGCAGGTCGCGCATCACAAAACGGTACGCGAGTATGGCGCACAACCGTCAGAGGAAAGAAAAACGCCTACATTGTCAAAGCACGAAACAAGATGAAGCCAGCAATGGTCAGACTCTTGAACTTCCAACTCAACACATACATAAAGCAGAAAGGCTTTCAAACAAATGGACTTTGAGGACATTACCCTAGGCGAAATTGCCGAAATCGAGAACTATGCCAAGATGCCGTTCTCGGAAATTGCCGAGGAGAAACTTGGCGTTATCAAACTGCGCATCGCCCTGGCATGGGTCATGAAGCGTCGCACCAACCCCGACTTCACCATTGCCGAAGCAGAGAAACTTACCCCGAACGATTTTGCACAGTTGTTTGGGGATGACGACACCACAAAAAAATAAAGGATGACCGGGCGAAAGTTCTGGCTGCACTTGTAGCCGGGGCGGGTCTCTCGGTCACAGAAGCAAACAACCTGACGTTGCGAGAACGTAACGCCATATTCAAATTTATGAACGGAGGCAAATAATGGCTGCATCAAACATGATCGTGACCCTTGCCATGAACGCCACGAAGTATGCGTCAGGCCTCCGTAAAGCAAGCCAGCAAACAACGGCGTTCGGTCGGTTCACATCTCGCGCGTTCGATTTAGCCAGAACCGCATTCTTGGGTTTGACGCTTGCTGGTATCCGCATGATTCCGGTACTCGCCAACATGGGTGCAGAATCGCGCAAAGCAGACATACAACTCAAGTTCATGCTTGAGAACATGCAGGGTATTAGCGCGGCGACCGATGAAACCGTCAAACGCATGGCCGCTTATGCCGACCAAGTCAACAAAGCAACTGGAATCGACGACGAACAGGTCAAAGCGGTTCAGCGTAAGTTGCTTGTATTCAAGACGTTGCGCCAGACCGCCGATGAACTGGGTGGCACGTTTGACCGGACAACTTCGGCTGCAATCGACCTCGCAGCTGCAGGATTCGGTGAGATGGAAGCCAACGCCATCAAGTTGGGCCGTGTTCTCCAAGACCCAACTAAAAACCTGAACGCGCTTAGCCGGGCAGGTATCACATTCACGGCAGAAGAAAAAAGGAAAATTACGGCGTTGCAAGAATCGGGCAAACTGCTCGAAGCACAAAACTTGGTATTGCAATCCGTTGAGGATCGTGTCAAAGGTATCGCCGAAGCATCAGCCACACCGTTCGAGAAAATGAACGCACAGTTCCAGCAGATTGGTGATTCCATTGGTGAAGCCATGTTGCCTGCGTTGGAGAGTATGAACATGCAGGTTTCTCAATGGTTGTCTACACCACAGGGCCGTAAAGATGTGCAATTGATTGCTGACGCGTTTATCAGCGCCGCATACGGTATCAAAGAGATGGCAAAGTTTCTTGGAATTGTGCGTAACTTGCTTGACGAAATCAAACCTTTCACAGACTTGCTTGATAAGTTGGCAAAACTTGTCTTTCCAACTTACGGTTTGGTTAGCCAATTGCCCGGTGTCGGTGGCAGCAGAAATTCAGGCCCCGGCATTGTTGCAGATCGCGCGAATGCCCCAATCATCAACTTCAACGCACCCATCGACTCGGTAAGTGCCGGGCGTGAAGTGGCGCGTGTGCTGGCCGATTACAGCCGGGCGAACGGTGCTCGCTAATGGCGTTACCAATCATTGAGGACCCGTTATACGGTCAAATCAAAATTGAAACATCACCCTGGCAGACGACGTTATCGTGGACTGACCGCACCGCCGACTTAGTTGCAGGATTCAACTATTCACAAGGTGGTCGAGTCGGCACACCCGGATCATCACAAGTTGACGTTGGGACACTAAACGCCACATTTAAGAACCTTGCCAGCGTTCCAGCAGTCGGTGCGCTAGTGCGTATCTCATTCACAGCCGTTGCAGGTTATGCGTTTGTTGGTTATGTGCAGGATGTGTCGCAACGCATCGTGTTTGACGACTCGGTCAGTTACAACACACCAATCACGCTTACGACCTTGAATTGTGCCGACTGGGTGGGTTATGTTTCACAATTTCAGGCGGTAGGTGTCGGCGGTCTAAGCAGTTTGTTCGCACCACAGGATAACTACACTGTTGGTTCACGAGTTCGCGCACTAAACAACATTATTGACCCGAGCAATGCCACCCAAATGATTACGGACACTGCAAGCGGTGCAACTTCAATTATTGGTGACACTGATATGGTTGGAACATTCTCTGACCATTTAGATTTGGTTTCCGCAACCGATAACCGCTATTGGTATGCAGAAAACGTGTTGCCCACAAACCCAACAACTGGTCGCACAGGACTGATTCGTATTCGACAACTTTCTGGTGCGCCATCGTCCGGCAAGACATTTACAGATCTAGCAGGTTCAGCAGGGCAATTGCACTATACCGAGATTGATTTTCAGTCCTCGTCACAAAACGTGGCAAACACAATCGTGCTGAACAACTCGTCGGTCATTACTGCAACTAGTGCTGCACCTCTTTTCGTACCTGCCCTGATTTCACAAATTGGTGGAGGCAACAGGCCTAACTATTCAATCGTGAACGGTGTCGAGTTTGTTTCGGTCCCATATGAGCAAACGTGGTCAGGTTCGGATACTTCGTCGATTACGACATACGGTAATCGCGCTACCGAAATAAACACCAACTTGGCTGGTTTGGTTCAGGCCGCGAACCTCGCTAGTAATCCGTCGGCAGAATACAGCGACACTGGTTATTCCGCAGGTGCAAACGTAATCGTTCGTCGACGTAAACCAGCAGACGTTGATGCAAATTTGGTCGCTTACAGTGGTGAGTGGTCAATCCGATGCCGACAAGGTTCGGGATCACCAACCGGCACAATCCAGTTCAACGGTGCAGAAACAGACGGCACACCCATCATCCCCGGAAACGTCTACTATGCCCAAGCAAGAGCAGCTAGAGGAACCCCAGCACGATCTGATGCGCGAGCCAGAA